GAGAGAAAGACACATCTTCAATTAAAGAAGAAGGAATAATGGATTCACATTGATTAATGATTTGAGAGAAAGACACATCTTCAATTAAAGAAGAAGGAATAATGGATTCACATTGATTAATGAAAGATGGGATTATAGAAACACAACGAGATAACACAGTATCGTCTATAGGAACTCGACTATATGGTATATTTTCATTCATAGATATATCTTTTGATATTGATGTATTTTCGGCAACTTGATGAATTACTTTATAGCAACAATTAAATGCAAACATTGATATTTTATATAATAGAAAAAGGTTAATTATTTTACTAAATAATTTAATCCAAATTTTCATAAAATATTTTAGAAATACAAGATTCATCTTCCCAAATAATCCGCGGTTCTTCCGACCATTCCTTATATGTAATTGCTTTTGACGTTGGTCTCTCCATATGTAATATATCATGCAGTCCGCGCATACGACGCTCTAATGGATTTTTCAGATGTAAATATTTTCGACTATAGTACTTAAATGCCCACTCAAATTGTAATGCGGCACTCCAATCTGGAAAACCGGTTATACATAAAACACGGTTCCATGTATGACCTTTCTTAATCTTCATTGTCGTTATATGCGCACCGCCCTTAATCTCACCGCGATGTTGTCTAAGACGATGTTCTGGATCCACGGTTGCACCTACATATGTCGACCGGTCGCTACACTCTAAAAGATATACAAAAAATGAGGATGCCATATAAATAAAAGATTATCTTCTTTAATTACTAATGACGAAATATTTTAAATTTGCTGGTGCATTTTTGACTTGTTCATCTGTAAGAGGAGTTTTTTGGTATCCTCCAAACTGCCACATCCATGTATCCAAACCATAATACATCCAATGATGTAATAGAAAAGGGTCTGTTAATAATCCTCTAATAAAATACGTTATTTTATCAATAGGGTCTTCTTCCCAATTTATCCACCAGTGTCCGAAATGATCTGGTTCAACCACGCTTATCCAATGATAATCCTTGGTACAATCGTTAACAGAATCAACTTTTAAATTATTATCTATGATTGATTTAGTTATAACTTCTGGTACAGAATAATATCCTCCGTAATGTCTATCCATAAAATATCCTTGAAATAGGTCATAAGCACTACGATTTTCATTACATTGAACTAAAACAGTTAATAACATTTTACTATTTGGTTTTAAATATTGTTTTAATACATTAAATAAAGAAGAATAATCATTATAAGAATTCTTTCTAACAGAATAATATCCGGAAGATATAGTTATATGTTCGGTGGAACCTAACAATGATATAGCGTCGAATTTTCCTATAAATTTTTCATCTAATACTCTATAATCTTGTACGTACGCATTAATTTTCTTTTTTACACATACTTCTTTTTGTTCTTCGGATAATGTTAATCCAATAACCTCTACCCCCTTTTTTTTACAAAAATCTATCCAAGTACAAATTCCAGAACCACAGTCTAGCAATTTTTTACCTGGTCCTAAATTCAATTCTTTAAATATATAATTATATTTTTGAAGAGTTGCTTCTTTTCCGGAAAGTTTATAATTATTTAAAAAAAGAGATTCTGAATAATCATAATATCCTTCTCCATTATCATAATTTTGTTTTAAATAATGCTCAAACCAGGCGTAACAATTTATAGTTCTTTCTTTTTGACTCCATATTTTTAATCCTGCGAATATATCTAAAAATTCAAATAATAAAAAAAATATATAATATAAAACAATAAAAAAAATGATTTTCATTCGAACAGTGATTTTCTTTAAATTAAATGCTAAATAACCAGAGAGAGATAATAGAAATAAATATAAGAATGTATTATACATATTTATTAAATAATATATATATATATATATATATATGTCCAAGACATCTAAAAAAAATAATAAACCCAAAATTGTAAAAAAAAATACTCTAAAAAATAGAATACATAAATATTTTTCTAAAAAACAAGATATATGTTGCGATGAAGATATTGAACGAAAAATAGTAATAGAACAAATCCTAAAAATATATACTGAAATTGCCAATACTGACAGAGATAATTATTTGGATTATGTAGATAACGATATCTTAGTATTTATAGGTTATAGAATGAATTTAGAAGAAAAGAAAGATTTCGATGGATTAAATCTTTGGGACGAAATCGCGAGTAAAACATCTAATAAAGGAGTTCCAAATAAAGAAAAAATAATAAAATTACTACAAGAACTTCCTTTATATTATTTACTATCTTTTTTAGGATACGCATATTATAAATGTGAAACAAATAAAGAATTATTCAAAAAATAAGAGTATTGTTTTTTGAACTCTCTATAAAAAACAATATAAAACTTTTTCCATATATTTATAAAATGACTTCCCCCGTAAATCAATCGTTTATGGAACAATCGGCGAATCTTTTCGAACAAGAGATGATGGTTACAAAACGTAACGGTCAATTAGAAACCGTTTCCTTCGATAAGATTCTAACCCGTATTAAAAACCAAGGGTTAAGAGAGAACGGCACTCAGCTTCAATTGAATTATACACAATTAGCGATGAAAGTTATCGACCAATTATATGACGGGATTTCTACCACAAAGATTGATGAATTATCCGCCGAACAATGTGCCTCGTTAGCGTCTACCCATCCCGATTATAATGTTCTCGCGGGTAGGATTCTCATTTCAAATCATCAGAAAAATACGTCGTCGTCCTTCTATGATACTATGCTTAAACTTTATAATTTTAAAGATAAAGCGGGACTTTCTTCGCCGCTAGTCTCTGCGGATTTGTTTGCGGTGGTAACGAATAAGAGAGAGTTCTTAGACAGTCTTTGTGATTATTCCCGCGATTTTCTAATTGATTATTTTGGATTCAAGACGCTAGAACGGTCATACTTAATGAAGGTAAATGGTGTATCGATTGAGCGCCCGCAACATATGTGGTTACGTGTAGCAATTGGAATTCACGGGTCAGATATTTATCGTATTAAGGAAACCTACGATTTAATGTCTCAGAAATATTTTACACATGCTACTCCGACACTGTTTAATGCTGGGACAGATCGTCCACAACTGTCGTCGTGTTTCTTACTCGCGATGGAGGAAGATAGTGTTGAAGGAATATATAATACGTTGAAAGATTGTGCTCTAATATCGAAATACGCGGGTGGTATCGGTCTACATATTCATAATATACGAGCATCGGGGTCGCATATTCGTGGAACGAATGGAACGTCGAACGGAATTGTTCCCATGCTTCGAGTGTTTAATAATACGGCGAAATACATTGACCAGTGTGTTTTACCAGAAACAATTATATATACTACAGAAGGTCCAAAACAAATACAGAATTGTACCACCGGCAAAACTGAAATTTTTAATATAACTGGTGAAACAGAAGTTATTGAAAATGTCTTAGAGCATTTTTATGAAGGAGAAATTTTAAAAATTGAAACGATGCACTCAATGTTTCCATTACAGATTACTCCTATGCATCCAATATATGTGTTATCTGGTCAAAAAAGAGGTTTAAACTATAGTCTAATCAAAAATCGTTTGGATAAAAAAATATCTAATTTTGAATGGAAAGAAGCGTCTGAATTAACGCAAGACGATATGATTATATATCCAATACCATCTTCAAATAAGGATATTTCTGAAATAACCCAAGACGATTGTTATATGTATGGAATTATTTTAGGAGATGGCTGTATGAATAATGTAACAAATACTGGATATGTTTCTATGCATACGTTTAATAAAACGCATATTCGAGAATTTATGGAAAAATATTTTCAAGAAAAAATAGTAGACTATAAGATAAACGTACAAGATAATACTACGCGTATGCGTTGGAATAGAACTCCACATCTACCATTTAGATATAATGATTTTTATGATGAAAATAAACAAAAACGAGTTCATGAAAGGTGGTTAAATTTACCGATTGACAAATCAAAATATATATTAAAAGGCTTAGTTCATACAGATGGTTGTATCGATAAAGAAATCGTATTTGATAGTACATCATTAAATTTAATAGAATCGTTAAAATTTATATGTTTAAAAATGGGAATATTAACAAGTGGATATATACGAGATAGAGTAGGCGAAACTCACGAAACACAGAATGGCATTATTCAAAATAAACTAATAAGTTATTGTTTAAGAATTCCAAAAACAGAAGAAATATCTGATTTATTTAAAATAGAATATAATAAAAAACAATTTTTCAAATATTTCAAATATAATAATTATTTACTTTCTAGAATTCAAAAAATTGAAAATTGTGAATTCTCAGGAATTCTTTACGACCTTCAAATGAAGACGGAACATAATTATCTGTTGGAGAATGGTCTCGTACATAACGGTGGGGGAAAACGCAATGGTTCATTCGCAATCTATTTAGAGCCTTGGCACGCGGATATCGAAATTTTCCTCCAAATGCGTAAAAATCACGGAGATGAAGAATTAAAAGCCCGCGATCTCTTCTACGCACTTTGGATTCCCGACTTATTTATGCAAAGGGTAAAAGAAAACGGAACATGGACGCTAATGTGTCCCGATGAATGTCCCGGTCTAGCGGACGCTCATGGAGAGGAGTTTGAGAAATTATATAAATCCTATGAAACATTAAAAAAAGGAAGAGCAACCGTCCAAGCACGCGATTTATGGTTTAAGATAATGGATGCTCAAATGGAAACGGGTACTCCATATTTATGTTATAAGGATTCCGCAAATAGAAAATCGAACCAGAAAAATCTTGGCACCATAAAGAGTTCCAATTTATGTGTCGCTCCCGAAACACTCATTTTAACGGATAAAGGACATATCGAAATTCAAAGTCTAAAAGATGAAACTGTACAAGTATGGAACGGAAATGAATTTAGCGAAGTTACTGTAAGAAAAACGGGCGAAGACCAAGAACTAATTAAGATATATACGGACGATGGATTATTCATTGAATGTACACCTTATCATAAATTCTTTATCCAATCATCTTATGCCTTATCTTCTCAAAGTAAAGTAGACGCAAAAGATTTATCGATAGGGGATAAATTGATAAAATGCGAATATCCAGTCATTGACGGCGAAGATACCGTTTTATATCCATATACACATGGATTTTTCTGCGGTGATGGAACATATAGAAATATTACCGAACATAATGAAACCGCGTGTAAATTTAATGCTTTAGAGAATCATCATTTTTGTAAACGTCATATATTTAATGAAACAGAATCGTATTTAGATTCACACGAGGATTTAGATTCATATAAAGGAAAATGTAAAGCATTATCTTACAGTAAGTATCCAATTATATATCTTTATGATAAAAAAAAAGAATTAGTATCCTATTTTGATACTCGTTTAGAATCCATAAATGATGAAACGAATAATCGTATTACAGTAACATTGCCATTTGATATCGCAGAAAAATACGAAGTGCCTCAATCAACTTGCTCTATGAAAACGAAATTAGAGTGGTTCGCAGGATATTGTGATGCGGATGGAACGATTAGTCGTAATGGAGAGAACGAACAACTTCAAGTAGGTAGTATTAATAGAGAATTTCTAATAAAGGTAAAATTAATGTTACAAACTTGCGGAATTAATCCAAAAGTAAAACTCTCGACTTCGAGAGAAACTTCGCTTCTACCAGACGGAAAAGGAGGGTATAGATATTTTAATGTACAACCATTATATCGTCTACTCATTAGTTCGTTTGATTTATATCGCCTTTGTCAACTAGGATTTGCTCCTCATAGACTAAGTATTATAGGAAAAGAACCCCAGAGAAACGCCGTACAGTTTATTAAAATTATAAAGATAGAAAATGAGAATCGTATTTCGGATACGTATTGTTTTACTGAACCCAAGCGTAATATGGGAATCTTTAATGGAATACTTACAGGACAATGTTCGGAAATTATAGAATACAGTGATGCGAAGGAAACGGCGGTCTGTAATCTAGCTTCTATCGGACTACCCACATTTGTCAAATCCGACGCCACATTCGACTATGGAAAACTACACGAAGTCTCCAGAATCGTTACCTATAATCTAAATTGCGTCATCGATATTAATTATTATCCTACGGAAAAAACCCGGCGTAGTAATATGCGACATCGACCTATCGGCATCGGCGTCCAAGGTCTAGCCGATGTATTTATTCTGATGGGTCATCCATACCATTCGGACGCAGCAAAAGAAATCAATCGCAAAATATTCGAGACCATTTATCACGCCGCATTAGAAGAATCGTGTAATTTGGCAAGATTAAATGAACCATATGAAACGTTCGCTGGTTCTCCCGCGAGTCAAGGACTTCTACAGTTCGACCTATGGAATCAAGATCCTGGAAATGAGAGGTATGACTGGCAAAGTCTTAAACAGGATATTCAGACGCACGGTCTAAGAAATTCGCTATTAATCGCGCCTATGCCTACTGCGTCCACGAGTCAAATCCTTGGATTCAACGAATGTATTGAGCCGATAACGTCGAATATATATAGCCGACGTACGAATGCCGGCGATTTTATCCAGGCCAATCGCTATTTAATGATGGATTTAATCCGTTTGGATTTATGGAATGAAAAGATCAAGAATAATATTATCGCGAATAATGGATCGTGCCAACAGATCGATATTATTCCGCAGGAGATAAAGGATAAGTATAAGACGGTTTGGGAAATACCGATGCGGCATTTAATAGATATGGCGGCAGACAGAGGCGCATTTATCTGTCAATCCCAGAGTCTGAATTTATGGCTAGAAGACCCGAATTATTCGACACTGACCTCGATGCATTTCTATGCGTGGCAAAAGGGATTGAAGACGGGAATATATTATTTAAGAAGACGGGGGAAACATCAGGCACAGCAGTTTACGATAGAACCCGAACGTAATAATAATGATGTAGAGCAAGAAGACGAGATATGCGAAATGTGTAGTTCTTAAATTACACCGACCAAAATAATATAATATATAGAATAATATATTATTGGATTTAAAATGCAGACATGGACGGAAAGATCATATCCAATATTCTTATATGTAGGAATTGTGTTTTTTATACTTCATTTATTGATATATGGTTTAGGCATAGATCAATCCTATTTCGGGATATTCTTAGCCGCAGTAGGATATTTTAGAATGGCGATTTATGGATGGGTCTTTATTTTATTATGGATAGGAATAGTTCTGGAAGGAATGAATTTGGGAAAAATTATTTACGAGAAATATATAAATCCAAAGAAAGGAAGTGGAAAAAATGAAAAGAAGGAAAACCAGAAAAAAGGAAAGAAATGTAATCATCAATAATGATATATTTATTATAAATACGTATAAATAAATATAAATAAATAGATAGAAAATATTTATATTTAAATGGAAGATGAACTGAAGAAAATGATTTATATTAAACAAAATTCGATTTGTAGTGAATTATGTGATGAATTAATTCAAATGTATGAAAATTCCGAAAAGCATGACGGAGTCACTGCAGGTGGACTAAATCGAAATGTCAAAACAACATCAGATTATAATATAATAAATAATAAAGAATGGGATGAAGTGACAACATTTTTAAAAAAAGAATTACAAGTGAATTATCTCATATATAAAAAAAAATTATCAGAAAATCAAAATTATAATAAAAATCAATATAGTACATACAAACATAATATGTTAAGTTATAATAAAATCGCGATACCAGCTTTTTTAATACAGAGATATATTCAAAATATAGGTAGATATGTATATCACCATGATTTTATGGTTGACTGGAAAACAAGTCAGTATCGTATTATAACATTTATATGGTATTTAAACGATGTAAGTGAAGGTGGAGAAACCGAATTCTTTGCTTCATTTAAAATTAAACCAGAAAAGGGTAAATTAGTATTATTCCCTTCTTCATGGACGTTTCCGCATTGTGGTAAAATGCCTATATCTGATAACAAATATATTATTACAGGATGGTTATATGTTAGTGATGATGATAAAATAGTATTTAACGATTAAAAGTATAGCCATACTTGAGCGTAACCCGCACCTCCTGCTCCTCCATATAATGGAGTATATCCATTAGCTCCATTACCTCCGCCTCCTCCGCCACCTAATCCATATCCTGGAGCATTAATTCCGGGATTTCCACCACCAGCATTACCTGCTTGACCACTATTAAAGAAATATCCAGGTTGATTGACACTCTGGATAGCACCATTAAAATCATTTGAAAATGGATATTGTCCTCCGTATCCTCCATATCCTACTTGTCCACGACCGGAGTTGCCACCGGAGGCGCCACCGCCATAATAACCACCAGCAGGTATTTTTACAAAATCATACCATCCCCCCCCTGCTCCGGTAACAGCTTTTTCATCACTACTACCATTAACACAACCACCACCACCAGTAGCAGCAATATAACCGCCATTTGTATTATCTATAAAATAACTTTGACCTCCAGCTTGAGCACCAGGTGTTCCTGGTCCAGTATTACGTCCACCTGCTCCACCTGCGCCAGCTCTTAATTCAATCGAATTAGTTGAGTTCGTTCTAACCTGGTAATCTGGATAAAATACCCATCCTCCACTACCACCTCCACCGCCACCACTAGCGCCATTATTTCCTCCAGCTCCACCGCCCCCTCCAGCTCCCCAAAGTAATATCGAAACATTATTTATATAACTCGGTATAGTGATATTATAACCCGACCCACCACCGAATTGTTGTATAGATGCGTATTGTGCATTATTAGACCCTGTATACTGATTTGTGTTAGCATTTGTTTTTAAAGGAGCCGCATACGCATATGTAAATACCGCAGTTTTATTCTGTAAATCAACACCTTGCTCGCTAAATCCTAATGTTTTAGTTGGTTTATCAAGTTTAGAAACAGGATAATAACTTGTAAGTTTATCATTACCTGCAAGATAATAATTTGATACAAAAGACGACTGTGTATTAGCATATATCGTATATTCGAACCCTGGTTTTGTTCCAGATATTATATTTGATAGAACATTTCCTTTATAAGAATACTTTGATGTCATATTGTATATTAATATATATTAACATATTATTTAATATTTGCTTCTACAACCAATTCATATAAATCGTCTTTATTTGATGAATAAAAATAGTTTTGTTTTGTAAATAATAATAAATCTCCTTGTTTTAATATATATTGGAGACCATCTTCAAAACATATTCCAATTTCATATGAATTATTACTTAACATTATAAAAATTGAAAAAAAACCATCATTTTTAATTAATTTGGAATAGGTTTTATTTTTTATTATACGAATACTAGCTATATCATATTCGATATTATTATTTAAATTATATACACTTTTTATTTTTTCTAAAATAGTTTCTTGTAAAGATAATAATATAAATTTAAAAATAGAAGAAATATTTTCTATGTCAATATACTTATAATATATACTTTCGATCCATACATCTTCGGATTTTGACTTGGTATAATTTTCAATCTCCATTACTATCCAATTACATATATCAGCATTAAATATTTTGGAATAACTAAATCGTTGTAAAAAACGATTATGATATACATGAATATTATTACTACTATCAATGATATTATCAATATCTTGTCTTATATTATTACAAATCGCAATTGTTGATTTATTTTTCATAAATGTAAAGATATGATAATCTCTCGGAATAAAGGGTTGTAAATTCAAAAATAAAAGTTGTAAATTATTAGAATATAATAATTCTTCGTAGAAAGATTCGTTTAATTCTTTATCCGTTACTATTATCTCTTTTATTTCATCAGATAAAACAATTATATTCTCTAAAACTGTATTCATTTTTATTGTAGATAAATCATTATAATATTTGTCATTCTTTTCCCAAATATTTATTATAAATGCCGGTTTACTACTTAATGACTGAAAATATTGATTTCCGCAAAAAGTAATAAAGTTTCCCTTTCTCGGATATATTAAATGTAATTGGTCTTGTGTTTCAAACTTTTTATATTTATATACATTATTTGTTATGTTTGTAAAAATGACAGGTTCGTCATCATCCTCCAGAAATAATATTACTGAAAATAGAGAATATATATATTTCTTTTCTTCTAGATATGCTATTTTATTATAGACTGGTTGAAATTTATTATGATTCATAGAGGTTATTCCAAAATCTACTGTTATATTATCTGTATCCGTATTATTCGGGTATAATGTAAGAATATTGCTTACTATATTTTCCATACCGTTATATTTAGATTCAGATTTATTAAAAATATATGTAGAGGTTTCTGTAAATAACTGGCGGTTATTTTCTATTAGTTGGACAGATTCATCATTTATTTTCCAAGATGAAATATTCATACTAAATAATATAAATATTTCTACAAGTTTTTATATTATTATAATTGTTTATGTAAAAGATGTCCTGTAATAAAATATTGACTTGCGTTTGTTATAAATTTTAATCTATAATTTGGTGTTTCTGGAAATAGTATTAATTTATATGCGGGTATTTTATAAGTATACTGGATTTGATCAGAATCATCAATAACTGTAATATACGATTTTGTTTCAGATTCGCCAATACAATATATAAATGTAATGAAATGAAATCTAGTTTTTACTATTAGATTATTTGATAAATCAGCATTAGAACGAGTTATATAAAAATCTTTTAAAAATAAACAATCTAGTTTTTTTAATATATTTGATATAAATAAATAATCTATACGTTGTTTTACTATTTTGGATTCTTCGGATTCTTTCTCTAAAATAAAATCTTTATAATTTAAAATAGCGGCGGATACTTTGTTATATAAAACAGATTCTATATTTTTCAATTTCTTGTCATTTTTCGGAAGTATATAACTTCCTAGATTTATAGGTAAATTATTAATCAACTCTTTACATAATTCGTCGGATAATATATTTTCACTCTCCTCAAATATTAAATCCATATGTTTCTATTTATCTTTTATTTATGTTTCTAATTGATTTTGTATTATTTTAAATTTTGGAATGACCATGTACTAATCGTATATCGAAATGTATCATTTAAATTAGATACATTATGGGGGTGTGTCCAATATGGCGGAAATATAATAACGGAACCCTTCTTTAATTTAATATTGATGTTATGATATGGAAATGAGAAAATGCCATCGTCGTAATCATCATTTAACCCAAAAATAATGGACGAATTACGTATCATTTCATAATTTGGAATTACTTCGTCAATAAATGTAATATTTGAACGATGAATATCACATCCATCTACATGTAACCGAGTTTCACCATATATTTTTCGTAATAAAAATCCACTATGATCGAATTTTATATGCCAATTTATATATTTCATTATATCTGACAAAAGTTTCATTTTACCATTCATCTCGTTATTTATCTCAAATAATTGTGTTTGAGATATTCCATTCAAGTTATTTATATATATATTATCATCTTTTAAAGGTAACATTTGAGAATCTAATTGAAATTTATAATAAATATCATCATTTAGTTGTAATAATTCATTCAATACTATTAGATGACATTTTACATTATTATTATAAGAATAGTTCAATTTCACTGAGGGTAATTTATCGATTAATTTTATTACTTTTTCGCAAAATGAATTGTCTAATATATTTTCAACTACGTAAATATTAGTTTTTTCATACTCTATCACTTTATAGCCATTTACTATTCTTGTTATTTCAGACAGTTTATAAATATATTAGTTAATGGTTATATCTTTATGTGTTATTTCTTCTAATTTCCAAGCAATACATATTCTCATTTTATTCACATATCTACTAAACGCACATCCTTTATGTAAATAATTTGACGGAAACAATATTCCTCTATTAGGTATAGGTTGGTATGATACTATATATTTCTCGTTTGGTATTTTAAAATGTATATATCCTTCCGCTAAATCAATTAGATCTCTTTGAATTTGTGTTAAATATAAACAAAATGTATAATGGTTTTCTAATTCAGAATCTATATGATAGTCTCCATTTTGCCCAAATGATTGCCCTACCGCATACACAGTTATTAGTTTAAATTTTTTTGATACCTGTTTTTCAATCTCATATTTTAAATAGGTCGAAAAAAATTCGTTATTATTCAGATCCATTTTAAAAAAAGGGGTTATACCTGGAGCATTTAATACAGAATAATGACCATATTTCCATTCGTTAGTATCTATTATATTAATCGCAGTACTTAACTCATCATTGGTTAAAAAATTTTCAAAAATAGTTATATTATTCATAAATATAACTATTTTGACGAATATATTTAAGTATTTATTTGTAGAATTTATAACAATAATCTTAAGCTACTCTAACCAAAGATAACGTTGTCTGGCAACTCGCTGCTCCACCATTCGTCTGTAATCCCCCGTGTATAATCGTTAGCTGCTTCGTTCCATCTGAAACAATATATCCACTTAATGCTCCCGAAAAATATCCAAATTGCGCATTATACGCGTTTCCCGTACCTACTTTACAAATGGTCGTTGTCGATTGTTTTATTTCACAAATACACATCTTGGAAAATATCAAATTATCTGGATTTCCATAGAAAAAATATCCAGTAAGTAACCATGTTCCCGCAGGCACGGCACTACTCGTAGTAGTATTCGTATTTATTGTAGTCGAACCGGTAGAATTCGTAGGTATAGTATACGGCGTAACGGGTATGTTAAAAATAGATCCAACTGGATACGACATATATATTTTTATTATAAAAAATCCTAATAAAAATACCGCGATATATATAAAATGTTATCTCCGCGATTTCAAAAACAAATCCACTCGTTGCCGAATGAAATCCAGCAAAAGATTATCTCTTATACGTATTCCCCTAAACCTCGAGAATTACTCGCCGATATACGTAATAATTTCGAATCTCTCAATATCCTATACGATTATGTTGACCATTTAGAATTTATCGGCAGACACTATTTTATAACCGCCGAAGACGAAGTTCATAATGAAATCCTAAATTTTATATTCTATAATCTATATGATGGGCATATGGAAACCATCGGAAATCTGTTTTGGAAACGTTCAATCATCTATTCCCAAATTTCGGTTCGCTATCCGCTTCTATCCGTAAACCAGATTTGCCACCATTTATTAGAAAAGTTATATCTATTTCCGATCGATTCTCAAATAAGAATTCTATGGGGATTACTCGTTCCGAACGAGAGAAATGAGTTTCTAGAATTATATAGTACAGAATATCGTGATATTCTAGAGGAGGAAGAGCAAGACTTTGATTTTTAATCGACTTCTTCATCACTCTCCGACGAGTCATCAACTGTGATTATATTATTGCCAACACCATTCAGCTGAGACTGTTCGTTCATTGTTTTTATCCAAGTTCTCGACGACTTTATTTCTCGAACAATATCTCGATACTCTTTATTATCGCACGATAGATGCGAAGTACTATATTCTTGAGAGAATGGCCACTTATATTTTATCGCCGAATCATTGAATCCGATTTTTTGCGTTGTGACATTAGTGAACGCCTCTCTCTCAATTATCACGCGTTTTCTCCCGAAGTTTATATTAAATTTCATAAATTGAATGAGTAGATATTTAAGAACGACGCGGTAGAAGTAAGCAAGACCATTTTGTAACGTATATTTAGATGCATTATATATATCTAAATATGGCCGCATAATGATAAGCAATTGATTGTTCGGGAAATCCCGATGAATATTTAAAAATAAAATATGATTCTCTCGAAATACTTCTAAAACAAATAGCCGAATATTCACTAAATTATAATTATCTCCCGATAATATATATTGTTTTAGATAGCTTTCTCGAATCATAACTTCCGAAGTTGTCAAGAATAAATATAAATCGAAATTACAGAGAAAATAATGGTGAAATAAATGGGGAATTTTGAGAGAAGAGTAGAACCGAATCGCAAAATAGATATTATAGAGGGCGGATTTTGTAAACGGCATATTCGTATAGGGGTTTTTACAGCAGACGGGTTCGCTGAAAAAATACGGCGAATTCGTTAATGCGGTCGTAATCGTTTTCGCCAATTCTCTCAATAAAAACATATATCGAGTATTATTTTGGAAAATAGTGATGGAATTTCTCGGATTCGTTATAATCGTATCGCCGTATAAATCCGTGGTATTATAAATCCGCGATTTTCTGTATTTTATTAAATAGACGAATCTCTCAATTCCGCGAATTCCTTTTTGTAAAAAAGAAAAAAGGGATAAAAGTTCGGTTTTATAAATATCGTCTATAAGGGAATTCGAGAGAATGTTGTTCAGATGTTGGAATTTCGTTTTAGTATTATTAAATATAGGATCGATTATAGTTTGCTCATAGAATATAATACTAAGATTCATTTGATAGAATGGACGAAATGATGTCTTCGAATATTTATCAATAATATGGTCAATGATTTTTACTTTCGAGAGATTCATTCGAATATTCATTAAAAGAATATCATTTTTTATCTTTATTAGATATTTATCAATAATTATCTAATAAAGATTCTTCTCTTAGATAGAGAAAATGGAATATCTCATAAAACTCTTCCAATCTCCGCCTACCTTCATTAAGATCGGGTTCGAGGATATCAAATATATCCAAGCATTATCCTCTGCAGACTATATTCTTATAAATACGATGCCCATCGATTTTCAAACGAATGTTATTTATACCACAATTTCAGCCATAAATGAAGAATCAACAATCAATCGTTTAATCGATCAATATGATATGAAACGTATAAAAATCGTACTATATGGATTATCTGCAACGGATGATTCGGTCGAGAGAAAGGCGAAACAACTACAATCTCTCGGATTTTCCGAAATATATATTTATTCTGGAGGAATGTTTGAATGGCTACTTTTACAGGAATTATACGGTTTTTCCGAATTTCCTACGACGGTTAAAACTGTATCTTTCACAGATATTATAAAATATAGACCGAATAAAATACTCGGTATATTACGTCTTGTCTAATCGGACAATTGATAGTACATATATTCAATACGTGATTTCGATCGTATATGCGAATTTAAATGTTCTGGATGAAGAGTACTTGTATTATCTGTTGGATAAATAAAATAGGGATATTTATATGTATATGTACGTAATACTTTAAATAAATAATGGTCGGCTTCATGTGTATGATAATCTCTGAGTGTATATTTATTAGTTACTGGGTCGTACATTTCTGTCATAAGTTTTTTCGCCGCGGTTTTATTAATAATATAGGCTCCCATTGACGCAATTGCACCATATCGATTTCGCTGGTAGTTATTTAAGGTATATTCTGTTCTAAGTACCGCTCCTGTATTATAACAGAGTTGAATGATTTCCCAGTCAGAGGGAGCATTTTCAATGACTGAATGTAACGATTTACGCCAGTATTTTTTAAATTCAAGTGTCATATCGTCTTCTAATATTAAAGCATTCTCGTAAAGTGTTGATTCGGCAAAGGTTCGAATGGCGGTTAAATGGGAGAGAAGACATGCATATTCTAATTTTGTATTACGTTTTGTGTTTATTATGAGTTTATCATATACTTCTTCGGTGGGATCCTTACCATCAATCGCTTCAATACGTTGAATTGGCTTTCCGTAAAAGACATTGTCTTTAAACATTTCTTCCATTGCACTTCTTCTATCTTTAGAACGATCTAGATTAATATAATATACTGAATCGACACCGTAAAGAAAATCTATAGTGTTTAGGATACTCCATGATTCGTATCCATATATTTTATAATAGGATAGAAGTATAATTAAGGCGATAATTCCCATACCAATATGGATTATAGCAAAACATATTATTAGAAGAATCGCCACAAATTTTCCTAAACCTGTATTACTGTAAAGTATAAATAATTCTTTATTAATATTAAACAATATAAATAATACGAAGGATATAAATAATAGTAATACTAAAAAAGAATAATTCATATACATAATTTTATGATATTTTTTTGTAAAATATTATATTTAGAGCAATTATTTTATATCTACATATCATATATTATAATATGTCGTCGATTCGCAATTCATCATCCGTTATAGAAAAACTTACAAGTAGTTTAATTAATATTCTTATAGAGACTAAAAAAAATGGAATAAAAACATCAGCAACAGCAGCACCAACAGCAACATCAGCAACATCAGCACCAGCACCAACAACAACATCAGTAGCTGGAATAGCCTTCGTAGTACCACAAGGATCACCACAAGGATCACCACAAGGATCACCACAAGGATCATCACAAGGATCATCACAAGGATCACCACAAGGATCATCACAAGGATCAGGAGCACAAACAAATAATAATCAATTTGCTAATTTATCTGCAACAACACCAGCATCAGGAATACAATCAGGAACACCAACATCATCACGACCAGCATCAACATCATCACCAACATCATTAATTAGTCCATATGATACATCTGTAACTAGTTATTATTATACAAATCTACCATCAGTATCAGGAAGACTAGCATCTAATATTAATCCAGATGATCCATTTAATTAACTCTTTATAATTCATAATATATATTATATTATGTTATAATAATGATACCATTTAGTAAAGATAAAAAATCAGATATTTTAATTTTATTGGAAAAAACATTATTGGAACTCTTAAAATCAACTCAAGAAAATAAGAATAC